ATGAGATAAAGCAGAACTCGACTGCAGCTGGTTGGGTCTATTTTAGTTGTAAGAGGATAAGAGGGTTTTAAGTTACGATCCCCACAAACGCGGTTTTAAAGTCTCAAAAAGCCTGGTTGTCAACCAGCTTCTTGTATTCTTCCGGACGTTTCAGTTGCAGACTAAAGGCCCACAATGAAACGTGAGGTTCTACAAGTTGGTACACAGTACCGCTTGCAGTCTTCACATGACCAGGCTGAGCGCCCACGATTCGTGTGGTCTTCCAATCGGCCCCGTCGAGGGTTCCGATAGCGCAAACGCCACCACCGTTAAGTGGGACGATGCGGAAGTTCCGAAGAACTTTGATAGTGGTCATGATGACCTCCTGTTGGGGCTATAAAGCCGGGGTTGAGATTCGATTCTCTCATTATAGATACATTGTTTTCCTCAGTTTTTTATACCAGGAATACAACGGTACTCGTACCAAAGACCAAACAACTTTGCCTGGTCTCGAAGCAACTTATCCATTGCCAGCTGCGTGGCAGCTTTGCAAAGGTCTTCCGACTGAAAACCAGAGTCCAGCACCCCTGAAAAAGTCTGGAGCTCCGAGTCTTTGTCGACCATGATGTGAACGTCAATCACAACATAGTAGTTTTCGGCGCTAGCGGACCCCGCGAGCATTGTGGACAAAATTAACCCCTTGAGCATTCTCAGTTACCTCATAACTTGCGATTACTTCGTTTGACGACAGGTGATAAAGCGCCGACCCCAGCGCTTCCTCTTTGTTTGTAGCCCTGACCTTGAAGGTCCTGATCAACCTGGGGAGATTGTCTGGAACCTCCCCGACTTGGATGTCAACAGTACAGTCACCAACGTGATTGCGGTGAACTGCCCAGTCAGCAATTGGTTGCTGAAGGTGAAGCAGGATAGTCCCCAGAGCTTCTTCCTCGTGGGGCACCTTGACCAGATGCGTTGACCTTGACCTTGGTTTTGACGAGGTTGTCAACGCCAACTCAACTAGATAGTAATTCATCATCACTTGACTCCCGGTCAGTGCAACACATGAACGTTTTTGCTTTGGGTAAAACTCCAACGCGCCATGCTCGAGTCCTTGGCCCCACCAAGGTACTCCAGCTGGAAGCTAGGAGCCTTGTAGATTACCTTGTAACAAGGGTACCAGTAGTTCGGGTCAATCTGTGTGCTGGACAGATCAATGAGGATGATGTCACCTACCGCCAGCTCTTTCCCGTTAACGTCATAAAGACCAGTCATGGTTTCTCCTAGGGAGTTATGGCCGCTACAAGGGCGGCAGTTGTTGCAGTTACGTAGTCTCGATTGTCAAAGGCCACGAAGTCGTACAGGCTTAGCCCACGGCTAAGAGCGCAGAGCTTTCGAGTCATTACTAGTGACCCTATCATTGATAGAGGATTGTCAAGGCAAGAGTCAACCGCATGCACAAACTTCCGTTGCGCAAGAGCGGCAATGCCTGTAGACAAAATCACGACAGGGGGCGAGGACCGCCCCTCAATCTTGTTAATTGCAAGGGCAATCAGGTGATCGACTGGCTCGTTCAGCGCCAACAGGAAAGATTGACCGGACAGGGTTCCTGTGACCAATCGATCCACTGCAAACTTCCGCGCTGCAGTCTCTGTCATCCTAAGAAGCATCGTACAACATACCCCAGATGTTTCTAGAACGGTCAACTTGTACCGTGGGAGAAACAGCAAAGGTAAGGGGTTCTAGTAGATTCAGGTCCAATCTGTTTGTCCCCCGTACAAACGTTTCCTGGGCAAGAACAGCATAGTGGCCCACAGATGCTGTTCATACGTTGTAAGCTCATAGACCTCCATCAACTGCCAAAAACGGTCAGAATACTGAAGCTTTTGCAGAATAGCCTGCCTCTCACGATAAGTCTTCTCGTTGCAGTACAACCCCCACAACGATGCCACAATCACAAGAAGCAGTAATCCAAGTATTGCAAGCATTTAGTTCCCCTCGTAGTCTTCTTCACTGACAACACGATCATAGATCATGACCTGGTACCACGTCGAGTCTCTCGCGTAGCGTGTCTCCCCCTTTAGTTTCCAACCTCGAGCCAACAACCGATTGACTTCGTCTGCCAACTTAGGAGCTGTTGTTTCTGCCACCACCCAGTACTTCATGGATTCAGGACCCTAGTGTCTAACTCAAAGCGCTCGGCGATTCTCTTGAATCCCTCATACAATTTGGGCACAAAAGGCATCAACGCGTTGAGTTCATCATGGCATTCCTGGATTTCACTGAGCAAGGCTAGAGACCCCTCAAACTCCACCAGGTACTGTTTGCTCTTGCCATCGTGCATGAGGGTTGAGATACCTTTACCCTCGAAAGTCGCTACCACCTCTGGATCAAGATGCGTCAGCAACCAACCCACCCCACAATGTCGTCCTCCTGGTCCGTTGTATTGACAAATGTTTGTTTTGAAGTCCACCGATTTGCGACCTTGGCTGACAAGTCCAAGCCAGGCAGCGTCAAACAGTTCTTGCTTAGTCTTAACCATGGATTACAAGCTCCCACTTGATTCAGTTGTTCCCTAATGAAAGGTTTTCTTGCACTCAACGCAACGCCACCCAGACCGATCATGCAGCTCGGCAAAGGTGTGGCCATTGCATTGATCACAGCAGTCTGGGCGGGTTGCTGAGCGAACCACAGCCAGAGCAACAGCTGCATCAGCCCGATAGGCTGCTCTCTGCTGCTCAGACACCCCCCGGCAATCATGGTCCCACAGTCGATTGAACTGCACCTCTACTAGGTGGCGCATCGACTCGGGGAACCCCGCCATCGCTTCGGCGTCAAGCTGGGCCTCGGTGTAGCCGATGGGGAGGGCGAGGATGGCCTGCTCGCAGTCCGCAACATTCCAGTACGCCGCGCCAAGTTCTCCACGGTCTATCTTGCCGCAAACCTCAGCCGCCTCCCGCTTCATACGTTCCGCCGCCAGCGCCATCAGTTCGATTTGTGCTGTCATCTCTCACTCTTGAGTGGTTATGTGGTTACAGTTGAGGCATACCCCTTGTCCGGAGTCATACACCCGCGCTCCTGTCACTGGGTTAATCGGGTAGCGCACCTTGCATCTCCTACACACCCAGGACGAAAACAGGCGTTTGAAGAAGGTCAGCATGGTCACCTCTTGAAGTTTATACTAGAGAGTCGATTCTCTCATTATAGATACATAAAAACCCTCAGTTCTCACCTCTTAGCGTTAAAGAGGGAGGGCCGCCCCCCTGCCCCCGTTGGATAATACCCCTAGTCCTCTTAGCTATAAAGAAGAATGATAACATATGTTAACATTATGTTTTGTAGTTTCTTCTCATCAATAAAAATTAAGAGGATAAATGAGAAATAATCGTGATAACACCCCGTCTCATATTCAACCCAAGACTGTCAATCAAGATCGTTTGTTGAGAGCAATTACTCGTTCTCAGCTGACAATCGCCATTGGCCCTGCGGGTGTTGGTAAGACATGGTGTGCTGTTAACGCTGCTGTTAATCTCTTGTTGTCAGGTCAAGCTCGACAACTTGTTTTTACTCGAACCAATGCTCCTACTGGTCGATCCCTAGGCTTCTTTCCCGGAACTGTAACTGAGAAACTAGAACCCTGGTTGGCCCCCATGATTGGAGTAGCTCGGTCTCGTCTAGGAGCAACCAACTACGATTCAAAGGTCCACTCAGGGTCTATTGTCTATGTCCCTCTCGAGACTATTCGCGGTACCTCGTTCGAGGACTCTGTTGTTCTTGTTGATGAAGCCCAGAATCTAGACTACGAGGAAGTCAAGGCTGTGACCACCCGCATCGGTGAAGGGTCAAGGATGGTGTTGATGGGTGACCCCATGCAACGTGACATTCGTGACTCGGGACTGTCCGAGTTTGAGGGGCTGGTCCACCACTACGGACTCGAGACTGAAATTCCTATTATTAAATTCACTGTTGACGATATCGTTCGTTCCGACCTAGTAGCAACTCTGGTCCGAACCTTCATGCTACACGAAGGAGCATCCCATGGCACGTAACACCTATGTACACCAATTGTCCAGTTCGACCTGGACCGAGTTGACTAACGCTGACTGCACCAAGGCGTCCATGACCTGGCTGTCCGGTAATCAAGCCGGAGTTATTCTTGTTGTCACTACGACTGCAACCCCTCCCGCGGCTTCTGACCTTGGTCATGTGTTTCGCCCGACTGACCCTCCACTGCACGGTCGACTGTTGACTGACCTTAACCCTGCTGTGGTTGGCAAGCGAGTGTTTGCACGAACGTTGACTGGGTCAGCCGCTGTAGTCTGGTCGGATGACTCGCTGTGAGCCTAGTTTTTCCAACCGGTCGGGTGACCGTGGGGACGCCCTGCTACGAGTACGAGTCCATGGAGTCCCTGTGGCGTCGTTCTCGTGCAGTCGTCAATGGCGAGCTGTACGCCAAGGCCCATGATGAGATCCTAGATACAGTCAACTATACAAACTTGCTTGTCCCGTTCAGCCCTCGAATGTCTCCCGAACACTACCGTTGGTATGTTTCCGAGGCCGAGCTGCCGGGGCTAGTGTCTCAGTATGCCAAGATCCTTGCTGGAGGGCTGTTGAGGAAGAAACCTCAGCTAGAGTTACCCGCGTCAGTCCCAGCAGACGCCGAGGACTGGCTGCGTAATCGGTTCACCGAGGACGGTCGGTCGTTGTTTGCGTTTCTGGACGCAGCGATCTGGGAAGAGTTGGTGACATCCCGAGGCTGGGTGTCAATTGACTTTCCTGTGGTCGAGGACTATGTTGGACTGTCGTCCCAGGACCGTGATCAACTGTTCCCGTACCCTGTGTTGTGGCGAGCCGAGGACGTGATTAACTGGCAGACCACTCGTGACCCGGTCACGTCCAAGGTCCGGTTGTCTCGTGTTGTGTTTCGCTACCTGGTCAAGGACTATGACCCGGCTGTGTCGGTGTTCCACCCTGTGTTGAAGGTTGTTGCTGCTGACCATTACCTCGACGAGTCTGGTAACTACACTGTTGATACCTATCATCGTGTGGGAACCACTGTTGCTGACGTTCAATCGGGAACACTGCAGATTCCAGGGTCAGTGTCTGGCTCCGATGCCTGGCAGCTGGTGTCTCAGTCGCAACCCGTGATGGGGGGTCAGTTGGTCAACTACTTGCCTATTTACCCGCTGTCCGGGGAAGTGTCTCTCGAGATTCCTTTCTTGACTCCTGTCATCGACCGGGAAGTGGCGTTGTACAACAAGTTGTCTCGTCGTAACCATCTGATGTACGGGGCGTCAACGTTTACTCCTGTGGTGTTCTCGGACATGTCGAACGAGGACTTTCAGGGTATTGTGTCCGCTGGGCTGGGTACCTGGATCAAGCTGAATCGTGAAGACAAGATCGATAGTGTTGCCACTCCCACGGCAGCGCTGTCTGACATGGAGCGATCCATTGAATCAGCTGTGGCGGACATGATGCGCATGGGGCTACGGTTGTTGTCTCCTGAGTCTGGTCACGGGTCTGGAGCTGACTCGGGTATTGCTCTCGAGATTCGTAACTCGAGTGTGACGTCTCAGTTGGCTGTGATCAACATGAAGGTCTCGACGACAATGAAGTACGTCATTGAGACTATGCTTCGTTGGAAATATGGTACTGAGCTGGACATGACAGATCTTGACTTCAAGTTGTCGAGTGACTTTAACCCTGCGCCTCTTGGTGCTGAGTGGGCGAGACTTGCTACAGAATGGTATCAGAACAGATTGATTCCCCGGTCTGTGTGGCTCGCAATTGCTAAGCAACACGATATCATACCTTCCGACTACTCCGATGATGACGGGGTGGCCGAAATTCAACAAGACGCCCTGCTTCCTGCCAACGAAAGAGTGTCAATTCAGGAGAATCAATGACCATGACCCCTCTGTTTTTAGCTGTTTTTCTGTGGTGCACAGGTGACTCGGCAACTACTTGTAATGTATCAATTAACCCCGAGCTGCTGTCTCTAACTGACTGTCAACTGCTGCTCTCAACGCAACTAGAGTCCGCTAAGGCGGCTAACATTCCGGTGGCAACCGCTACCTGTTACCCGGACGTTGGGCAAGGAGTATAAATGTCTACAATTCTAATCAAGGACGCAAATGGAGCGTTTACGACAGCAGCCAAGGCCGACTCGACTGGTCAGAAGCTTGCAGCAGACTCGTTGCCTGTTGTACTGGCCAGTGATGTCGAGTCCATGACCACCACCAGCCGGGTCTCGTATCGTGAAGCCTTCATGACGCTTGACCCTGCTCGGTGGGTAACTGTTGCAACGGGAGCAGGCCAAGCAGTGACTGTTAACGGTACAGCTAACTCTAGCCGTTACCTGAACATTGCTGCAGGAACTACTGCCGGGTCTGAGACCGTGCTGCTGTCAGTTGACACGTTTACCATGCCATTGAAGTTCAGTGTTGCTGTGTCAGCGTCTCAGCGCATTGCCAACACCACCTTCCACGTAGAGTTGGTCTCTGTTGACTCTACCGGTGCTGTGGAGACAGACACTACTTTTCCTGGAACTGTGACTGAGAACGCAACTAACCTGTTTGGTTATCGCTGGACAGGTACTGCTGTGGCTGTTGCTAACTACGTGACTCGTGGCTATGGCATTAGCGAGTACGTCTCGTCGAACTTCAACTTTGGTACCACTGCCGCCACGGGTACAACCCCTGACTTCATCCACAGCTGGATGTATGAAATTGTGGCTGACACTGACCAGGTTGTGTTTACTAGTAAGTTTGTTGACGCGGCTACTACTAGTTTTGTTGGTGGTAAACGTACTGGTGGTATTCCTGACCCGACCAAGCTGTACAAGATTCGTATTCGCTGTATCAACGGGTCAACTGCTCCCGCGAGCTCTACCAGCTGGCGAGTTCATGCTATCAGCGTCCAGGACGACTACCGTATGTCGGTTGACTTTAGCCGCTACTCTGGTCGTTCAGACCTTAGTGACAGTCTGCCTGTTCAGGTAACTGCGTCCGCCCTGGCTCCTGCCTCGCTTCGAGTTGAAGCTGTAGCTGGTGGGTTGACGTCGACCTTCAGCTTGTTTTCATCGTTGGCTACAACTAACCCCAACTCTGTAAAGGCTAGCGCTGGTCGGCTGTACACTATCGACTGTTACAACGCGTCGGCTACTCGTCGTTACCTAAAGATCTACAACAAGGCGTCTGCTCCTACTGTTGGCACTGATAGCCCTGTATTGACCTTTGTGTTGCCCCCTAACTCTATGTTTATTCGAGACTTCTCATCGATTGGGTTGTATCTCGGTACAGGTATCGCCTTTGGTATCTCAGGCGGAGTTGTTGACACTGATACTACAGCCATTGCTGCCGCAGACATCCTAGGATTGAATCTCATCTACGCATAAGGAACCACCTATGTCTATTAACCAGGACTTGTTTGACCGACAAGTTGAACATCTTATCCTGACGAGACGCTACCAAGACGCAGCAAAACTTTTGATCGAACGAGAAGCTGCAGCCCACCGTGGCTTCTTGTCTCGACTGTTTCGTACTAAACCCCCTTCGCTGTCTCTCGACCTAGAGCGTGAAGTTACTCGCCACGTACAACAGCTTTATGGCATTGGTCGGTCAGCAATTGACGACTTTGTGGGGGCTGAACTTGACTTTCAAGTTAACAGTCTGTCTCGCTCTGTTCGTGACTTCTTCAAGGTCCAGTCGGTTAATCGTGGTGAGTTAGCTCGTGACATTACCCGAACCCCTCTTCGGTTGTCTAACACGTCCACTGAGCACGGTACTTTGTTCGAGAACCTTAACCGTGCAGGGTCGGACGAGCTGACTCGTATCAACGCCAGAGTACGGCGTGGCATTGTGGCAGGCACCACCGAACGTGAGTTGATCGACGACATTATCCGTACTAGTCGGTTGACCGAGGCTCAGGCCAAGACCTTGGTGGTCACTAACTTTACTCAGGCAGAGTCACTCATAAAGCGTCGTGTAGCTCAGGCTAACAGTGACCTGATTGCTGGGCTTGTCTTCACCGCTATCCTTGACTCTCGCACTAGCTCTATTTGTGCAACTACAGACGGGTTGGTTCAGACTCCTGACAACCTCAAGGTAGTACCCCCTCTGCACTGGAACTGTCGCTCTACCCTAGTGTTGACTGTCAAGGCTAAGTCTGTGTTGCGCTCGGTACAGTCTCCCTGGTTGAACCATACTGCTCTTGAGGCTGTTGACGAGACCCGACTGAACGGTCTCGCCCCTGCCAAGGAGTCCTTTACTGACTGGCTTCGTCGTCAGTCCATGTCTACTAAGCTGTCTCACCTAGGAACAGAGGAACGAGTAGGACTGTTTGAGCGTGGTACCTTGTCAATGTCTGACTTCTTCACAGCTCGTGGCAATCCGATTAGCCTGTCTGTGTTGCGTGTCAAGGACAACCTTGCTACGTTCTTCGGGCTAGAGGGTACAGCTACAGTCGCTCCTACTCTTGACGGTCTAGTGTCTGTGTCTCGCCCGTTTCAGCTAGTACGGTCAACCCGTGCAGCAGACGAGCTGACAAAGATGATTATCACAGATACTACCAATGCAGGACAACCCCTGTCTCTTGTGGACTACCGGGGTACGTCTCTTGCGGGTAAACGGGGAGTTCGCTTTGCGTCAACTAATGAGTTTGACCCTCGTAACTCTACCTTCGATCCCTTCACGGGAGAAGTTCGCTCTTCGTACTACTACAACCCTGACTTTACTCTGTATCGTGAACGACTCGACTACATGCAGCAGTCTAAGCTGCTTGATCGTCGACAAAAAGCCTTCATTGAGAACTTTGTTGAGTCGCTGACCGATCGTGTGTCAGTCAATCAACAGTCTGTTGTCACAGAAACTCTTCGTGTGGTGTTTGAACGCTACCAGAAGACTCCTGTTCCCTGGGAGGACTTCCAGGCTACCTTCCGAGCAGAGACTAACTACTCTGTGGTCAACGTTTCTCGACTGTTGGACCGCCGGTCTCGGGCTCGTGACAGCCTGTTCCTTGGGTTCCGTGGTGATCCATCACAACCTAGTGTACAAATTGGTGGTGAGACTATCTCGATCGAAGACTTGCTCGCTAACCGTCGGTCTTATGAGTTGTATGCTCAGGACTGGACAGCTGACCAGGGTACTGCTCTTGCTCGTCGCATGTACTACACAGGCCGATCGCCCTGGAAGGCGTACTTTTTTGACCAGCCTGATAAACCTAAGTCTATTGTTGACCGAGTCAAGGACTCTTTCTTCAAGCGTACTATTCGGTCTGTGTTCTATCGTAACAACCCCCTCGAATTCTATACTCGTTATGGCAAGACGCCTCCTGCAATCAAGAAGATTATACTCGATGAGATCAAGGGCTTCTTTACACCAGGTTGGTACAAGGACCTTAGAGCTGTGTACGAAGAAGGGTTCATGGACTTTGCTACTCGCACAATCAAGGAAAAGTATCAATCGATCATCGACCTGGAGTTTCTTCGTTTCCACTTGTGGCGTGACTTCTTGAAGACTAACCTTCGTGATCTAGAGGGTCGGTCTGTGTCTAACCTCGCTCGTATGTTCCGCATTGTTGCAGAGGGCCGAACCACTGACTACGACTCGCTGGCAATTAGTCTCGGTCGTGAAGTTGCTGATTCCTGGGGTGACATTGTTCCTTACCTAGGACATAGCCTGCAAGACTATCATGAAGAAGGGTCTAAGATCCTTGAGTACATGCGATCCCAGGGGTTGATCCGTATCAACAGCCGAGGGGTAACTCGACGAGCTGTCATCGACCTTGAAACTAACCGAGCGTCAGGAGCCTGGAAAGACACTGTTTCTCGTGAAGTTCAAGTTCTTGACCCAGACATGCTACGACTGCAGTCAAACAATCGTCGTCTAGAGCTAGCTAATCGCTTCGGCATCGACCGCCCAGAGAACCGCTACGTTGTTGTTCCTGGTCGAAAGACCTATGTTAACTCACGGGGGAAAGACTCAGGCATCAGCCTAATTACCCGGTCAGCTCAGGCTAACTTTGATGCAAAGCAAATTGACGGTGACTTCTCGGACATGTTAAACCATACCATGTCACTGGAATATGAAGTAGACCCTGAGTTTACAAGTTTCATGGACGATCTTGTCCGCTTCAAAGACAATCGCGGTGCAGCCGCTCACTACGACGAGCTGAACACCTTTAGAGAGGAGATTATTAGACGTGGTGACCAAGGTTATGGACTCATGGAAGCCCTTCGCTACTATCGCGCCACAGGTCGTCGTTTCCGTGCAATGGCTAGGATTGATGGACGGGGTCGTGTATACTACAATGGCTACCTCACTCCTACTGGCGGAGAGGTTGTTCGCCCTTTCCTGAACTCAGCCGAAGCTACAGCCATGACACCCGAGGGGCTGCATCAGATTCGTATTCAGCTCGCTGCTGTAATCGGGCCTGCCACAGAGGCCTTGACTGACGCTGGGCGGTTGCAGATTTTCCGAGACAACGAGGAGGCAATTCTTCGTGTTGGTCGGTTGATCTCCGAGACTACTCAACGAGATCGTCGACTGCGTGAGTTCCTTGACGACCCCTTTATCCAATCCATCGACGGGGAAGAGGTTGCCAAGATTGCTAGATTTAGTCTCGAGTACTATCGTATCCACCAGGCTACAGGTGGTCGGTTCGATGCAGTCAGCCTAGCGGGCTACAAGACTAAGTTGATGGGTGAAGCTGACGCTAGTGCTAGCGGGTTGCAGGTCATCTCGTTGTCAACGGGAAACCGACTGGCAGCGTTGACGAGCAATGTGTTGCCAACAACGCGTAAGATGCGGATCTATGACCTCGTTGCTCAAGACGTGGTTGCTGACCCCCGCTTCCAGCAACTAATGGACGATCTAGGATTGAAGTTGACCTGGGAAGACCTGTCAAAGGCGTCTAAGTACCAGGTCATGATTGCCTTCTATGGTGCTGGACAAACAGGGCAAACTGCTCGTGTGGCTCTAGAGCTAGCAAAGGTGTTGCGTAAAAAAGACATTCTTGTTACCACTCGGGCTGAATTTCTGGCTATCACGAAGGAAATTGACAAGAAAGCAAAGGAAGCCGAGGCTCTTGGCGCTCTCGAAACTAAGGTAGACCTCTTAGCTATAAAGAAAGAGTTGCTCGAGATCATCAACACAGGAGACGCTGCTCAGGCGTCAGCTATTCTCGCCGAGGCTGAAGAAATTCACCCCGCAGTGGCTGACTTAGTTCGTAAGTACTCGAACAATCGCAACGTAGCTCTAGGTCCCGATCACTTCCGTGAAATTGCTAAGCTGATGTCTGAAAAACTAGCCGAGCGTGCTCCGGTGACTCAAACCTACATCGACTTCTGGAAGCGTGTGGGGGCAGACTTTGCTCGTACAACCAAGAAAGTTCGTATTCCGTGGGTTACCTTTGACGGCAAGAAGCTGTATCAAGACTATCGACCAAAGATCCAACAAGAGATTCGGTTCTATGACCCAGCGTCTCGTCGCTACGTCCGTAACATCTATCAGATGGACGCGGAAGATGGCAAACTACTAGGCAAGGCCGAAATCGGTGATGTTCGACTGGGCTTCGGCGTTAACGGCAACCATGCTCTTGACGCGTCCCTGGTTCGTGGCTACCACCTCGAGGGTCGAAAACTCAACATGGGTACGTCGACTATTCACGATGCTATCTTCCAGAACATCAACGAGTTGCCCGAGGGCATCAACGCCATGTTCCGGGTCTATGCTCGTGCTCGTGAGTCTAACAACATTCGCAAGACAATGGATGCGCTGTTGGCTGACGGGTTGCCCCGCGAATTGTACAACTCGTACCTAGCCGAAGCTGAACGACTTGGGTTTTTCGACAAAGGCTTTACTCCCGAAGAAATTCTGGCTCCACTGAAACCTGGCTTCGATCGCTATGGTTTTGGTCCGTAAGACTAAGAAAGGTCTCAATGTCTATTGTTTACTACCGTCTCACTCGAGGGGCAAACTTTACTCGAGACCTTTTAATTCGTGACAAGGTAACAGGAAACCCTATCTCGCTGGTAGGGTTGACTGCGACCCTGTTCGAGGTGTCTCCAACAAGTCTACAATCGTCAATGACTGTGATCGTTGCTGATGCAGCCAACGGACGGTTGCGCATAACCTGTCCTTGGTCGGGCAACTGGCCATCAGGCACAGGAGCTCAAGTTCAGTTTCGGGTAATCTTGTCCGATGGTCGTGGCTACGGTCCTATTGGAGTTTACCTTAAATGACAGAAGTTGTCTATGTTAATGATACTCAAGAGTCAGTTGTGTTAAACGACACGACTGGTGATGAAGTTGTCATTGAAACCGTACCGTCCTATGGTCGCTTTACAAGTACTGCTGACGGGCTGGTCCCCGCTTCTGGTGGAAGTGGGCTGACCTACCTACGAGACGACGGAACCTGGGTTACCCCTGCGGGTGGTGCAGGTGGTGTGGCAGATGGTGACAAGGGTGATGTGGTTGTCTCTGATGGCGGTACTGTCTGGTCTCTAGACTACACGATTATCAACGCTACTGTGGCTCCAACCTGGGCTCGGGTCACGGGTCGACCAACTACTCTAGCAGGCTATGGTATCACCGATCCAGTAGCTGCAAGAACAACTCTGGAACGACAAGACTTTGCTACTCGCTCTGATTTTGTTACCTGGGCTACAGGACGAACTCCTGCAGTAGGGCTAGTTATGCGAGCCGGTGGTCAAGTCTACCGATATCTAGGCACAGGCACAGCTATTAGTGACTTGCCAGGTTGGGTTCCTGACTTTGCTGTCCACTTGCTGCACTGGGGCGCAGACCCTACAGGCACTACTACTTGTAGTACGCGAGTGAAACAAGCTGTGAACTATGTTGCTAGCCTCGGAGGTGGGTCGATTGACACGTCAGGAGGCATCTGGCGTTGTGATACTCAAATCAACGTTGATGTTGGTCAAGACAATGTAGCTCTGGTTGGCAACGGAGTTTTCCGCAAAGGCACTAACACTGCTAACAACTTGCTTCGTGTCTATGGGGCTTACTTTAGCCTGGACGGACCAACAATTGACGGCCAGAAGGCTGTAAACACCACTGATACTACTCTGCTGTTTGTGTATGGGGCCGACGCTCGAGTTCGCAACTCTCGGTTGACAGGTAGTGCCAAGAATGGCATTGCTACTGGCTATGACGCTACATCAGGTCTGACCACTACCCGACTGATGGTGACTAACACTCTGTTTGACTCTAACGATGGTGTTGGGTTGTCTAACGCAGGGGTGATCGGGTTGACCTGTATAGGTAATACCTTCCGGTTAAACGGACTCGAGGGATTGACTCTCGACCAAGGTGCAAGCCAAGTCAAGGTTGTTTCAAACCACTTTGAAAACAACAACCAAGGGTCGCTCGAGGGTGGTTTTGGCATTGGGCAAATTGGCTATGACGGTGTGTCTACAGCTGTAATTGCTGACAATACCTTCAAGGGTACAGGAACTCGATCGGGTGTCCGGATGGGCAACGCCACAGGCACCAGTACAGGGGTCACTATTACAGGCAACAGCTTTGACGGTCAGTCAATTGCCATTGACCTAAGTGGTACCACGTCAACTACTGCTGGCGATACTGGCACAGTTATCTCCGGTAACGTAGCCAAGAACTGCACAACAATGATTGCCTACGATGGTCGGTCTACTGTCAAGGTAGGAACTAACCTCGCAAGTCCTAGTGTCACTTACTATGTAAACACAGAGCTGGCTGTTGCTGGAACTTATCTGACCGAACACCCTAGCTTCAGTAGCCTCACGGAGCTGCCAACTACTCTGGCTGGTTATGGTATCGTCAACGCCATGCCTCTGACAGCCGACCTGACCTACATGCCCCTGTCCGGGTTCAAACAACCCGCAAGGTTGTTGTCAACCACAAACATTGACATTACAACTGGTGGTACTGCAGCCGTAGATGGCATCACAACTACCCTCGGTGACCGAGTATTGCTGGTTGGTCAGACTACAGCTAGCCAAAATGGCCTGTACACTGTTAACGCAGGATCCTGGACCAGGGTTACAGACGCTAACACCAGTAACCAACTTGCTGCAGCCCTGGTTGTTGTCGAACGGGGGCCTAATGGTGGTACTCGTTGGGCTACTACCTGGAAAAGAGGCAACGTTCTTGACACTGCATCTATGTCCTGGTACAAAATTCTGGACACAAGCAGCGTTTCGTCGTCTGCTGTCGACCTTACAACTGCTCAAACTGTGGCGGGTAAGAAAACCTTTACTTCCGAACTAGGTTTTACCGCGCTCAGTAGTGATCCTGCCAGCCCTGCAAACGGAGACCAATGGCTATCTCCTGATGGGAGACTCAAGGCTCGTGAAAGCGGGGTAACTTCTCCTGTTTTTGGACAAAAAATCTTGCCATTTATGGTGCCGCCTTCTGGAACTTATATCCATACATTACCACTAGGTGGAACTAATACTTATGGCTCACCATCTGCAACTGCAGACCAGTTTAATATGTATGCTCATATCTTTGGTATTGATTTTACTTGTGACCAAGTTCTGTTAAATATTGCAACAGCAGTAGTGGGTGGTCTTGCCAAAGTTGCAATATACGATTCTGACGCACAAGGTAGACCAGCTAATAAACTATTTGAGACTGGGGATATTGACGGTTCTGTTACTGGCGATAGATTTGTAGCACAAGCATACAATTTTGTAGCAGGTAAAACCTATTGGATTGGAACTCGTACTAATTCTTCTTCACTTTTAATTTATGGAGTTGCTCGTCAACCAATCCAAGGACTGACTACCGGCCTTACGTCAAATAACCAAAATAGGAACCTACTACGACGAACAATTACGTATGCAACGCCTGCACCAGCTTCTTGGGGGTTTTCTAATGCTGAAGGTGCTTCTCAAGCAGCAACTAACATGGTTTATTTCAGGGTAGCATGATGATTAAATTCTATATGACTAAGACAATGGATTTTGCGGCATCCTGTCAAGATAATACTCCACCCCCAGATCAAAGCTTTTTACCAATCCCAGATGAAATGCTCGACAAAGGTGAAGGCTATGGCACCCGATGGGATGGTAGTCGATGGGTAGATGACCCGGAATCGTACGCCAGGGTTGAGGCAGTCTTGTGTGGGACACAGTCGTGGTTTATTGAAGAACAGCGGGCCAGTATGACCTGCACACGTTGGCAGTTGATTGTTGCCCTTGGAGAGTCAAAGTGGGCTAAGATTCTAGCCTTCCGTGATGATCCTGACTGCACCTGGGCAATGCGCCAAATCATTGACACAGCTGTAACAATCCCACGAGTGTCAGAGCTAGTTGATTTGCTAGCCTATGTACTCGGTCTAGATGCCGCTGCTGCCGATGCTCTCTTTACCTCAGCAATGTCCTTGCGTGCTTGAGGTCTAACTATCAATGTTACCTACTAGGTGACTACCCAAAGGAATCCTATGAGTAACAACGAACCAACCAGCCTCGAGCACCTTCAAGAGTCTGTTGAGGCAATTAAAAAGCTGCTTCAACCAGGCACAGTAGTCTTCACCCCTGAGCAGTCTCGGTCTATTCTAGAAATTATTGAACACAAAGGACCACTGATTGCTCTTGTGGAAACCTTCGACGGTAATGCTGACACCATGGTAAGAATGTCTACGGCCTGGAAGGCTGTGGAGGGTTTTGTAAGTGTAACTAAAACTATCGGGGTTATCCTGGCCTTTGTCGTTGTTCTAGTAATGAACTGGTCCAGGGTAGTCTCCTGGCTACAAGGAGCCCCACATTGACGAGTTTTTCTTCTTGGATTTTACCCTGTGTTCTAGGGCTGTACCTAGTAGGAGCCTCGATTCCCATGGAATGGCTCTGGTTTGACCCCAACCAACCACAACTAGTTAGCACAGAGGTTGGCCAGCCTGTTAACCTGGTGTTTACTCGTGACATCAAAGTAGCCACCGACATTCAGTATGCTGTCATTATACGGTCAGTAGACTCAAATGAAGTTGCCTGTGAAGCACACGGTGGCCCCTTCGAATACAAACAACAAAAAGGACCGCTGGTTGGTAAAACACTAGCCTGGTGGGCTCCTGACGATCCTCGCTGTTCTAACCTTCCTCCTGGGTCTTACTACGGAGAAGTTATCTGGACAGCTGTAACACCCCTGGCTTCTTTCTTGCCTGATGCTCTTGATGGAACACTTGGCTGGTTGTTGCCCACTAAACATGTAAAGCGGGATATCCCCGTCTTCAGTATTACTGAAAAGGAAAAACTTAGTGGTTAAAGTCGTTAATCTGTTTGATAAAACGGAAGAAGAAACTGAAACTCAATCCTTTGATAAATTGATCAAGGACCTCGAAGACCTGCGAAGCTCAGCTGTCAGTGCTGTTGTTCTTGTTGAAGGTGAAGATGGCTACCTGAAGCTGCTGTCTACGTCAATGACTGTTCCCGAGGTCTACTACCTGCTATCTTTTGCCAAGGCTTCACTGCTCGGCACCTCTTAGCTATAAAGAAGAAGGGTGAGAGTCTACCTCCGGGTGGATTCTCCTCTTCCCTCTTTTCTTTTTTTTTCTCATCCCCGTTCCTGCATCATCTAAGGTAGAACCCGTGGCCCCTAACCCATGGGGGTGTCTGTTCGATTCAGGCCAGGTACACCAATAAGGATCTTTAATGTTCTAGATTGATAAACCGCCCTAGACTCGAGTTTATGTCCACACATAACTCAATCTTAGGAGAATCAAATGTCTATTGAACTTAAAATTAAATCTAAAAGCCTTTCAGCTGAAGCCTCGATTATTCGCATAGAAGAAAGACGAGCTCGTGCTGCACGTAAGACTGAGCTGCTCACCAGTCTTCACCTTCATCGTGTCACTGTTGTCCGGTGGGAAGCTAGAGCTACCTATCTTGCAAGAGCTTACCTGGCTGGTCAATCCTACTCGACGGTAGAAGCCAGTACTAAGCACTGTAAAGAAAATGAATTTTGGTCACGAGTCTTTCCTCGTATCGTCACAATGGTGAATCGATATGGGTTGATTGTTTCAAAAGAACAAGTGAAGAACTGGATCAACACGAGAAGCGCGGTAGAGCAGTAAGTAGCTCGGCAGACTCATACTCTGCAGGTCGAGGGTGCAAGTCCTTCCCGCGCAACCAACCATAACCCTTTAGGAGTCTATATGAAGACTATTAATCTTGTTAGCGTCCTCGATTCTTCGGGATCGATGATGTCTGTGGCAGACCGAGTACGAGGTACCTATAATGCCTTCTTGTCTCGTCACAAAGAACTTTCTGACAACACTAACTTTGAGTTTGTAGTGACTACTTACTTGTTCAACTCTGTAGTGCGTGTTCTCGACAGCCGTGTTCCTATTAAGTCAGCCCAACTACTGACACCACAAAACTATACCCCGTCTGGTGGCACTGCCCTCTATGACGCTGTGGGTAAAGCACTTTACGACTTTGGGCCTAAGGAAGATGTGCTGCTGTACATCGACACAGACGGTTATGAAAACTCAAGCATCAACTTCAATCACGGAACGTTGACTAAGTTAATCAGTGAGCGAACAGCTGTTGGCTGGGATATTAGCTTCATTGGTGCAGACCTGAGTGTTGCTGACGTTTCAACCATGGCCAATGACATTGGTATTGCTAAGTTCTTTGCCTTTGACAAGACTTCTAGCGGCTACAAAGCCAGGGCAGGAGTTGTCTCGGCTAACACTGCTACTTACCTCTCAACAAAAGGAACCTGAAATGGACTTTGCTAAACTTAAATCTGTCTGGGAAGATCTCCTGATTGTGGTTAGTCATATTGACGACTTCAAACAAGAATGGGATCACATTCAAGCAATTATCGATGATATCAAAACTCGAGTTGCTGCGAACGATGCTGCTGACAAATGAAGGTAGCTGACTTTAAAACCTGGGTTGAAGACTTTAAGTCTAAGACCAACTACAAAACCCTGCTTAACTCTCACGAGTTGGCTGTTCTGTTCGAAACTATTGACAGTCTTGAAGTGCCTGCAGCACCCAAGGCTCCTAAATAAACTAGAAGCGCCTACTTCTAGACTTGAAATTATTGTTGTACCTTAATTTCCAACCTAACCTATTGCTGTGCAAAGGAAACACTAATGACTGAAGACACTGATGATAACCTCGATGATGGGGTTGACAATGAGAATTCTGGAGAAGCCGCCACTGGTGGTGAACGCTCCGAGGAATTTAACCGCATGGTTGAAGAAGCCGCTAACGCCAAACTGGCGCGTATGAAGGCCAACCAAGATGCGATGAGTAAAAAGCTTGAAGCTGAGACGAAGGCTCGTGTTCGTGCTGAGAAAGCTGCTGCTGATGTTCAGCGAGCTGCCCTCAAGGCCGATGGAAAAGAGCTTGAAGCTGCCAACATGCGAATTGCTGAACTAGAAGAAGAGTTGAAAATGACTTCAACGAAACTAGTGTCAGTTACGCGAGATCGTGAACTTGAGACTGCTCTCAGTTCGCTCGAATTCCGTACTAACTTTGCCAAGATCAGCGCTACGGACCTGATCGCAAAAGATCTGATTCAAGATACTGACGGTGCCTGGGTGCACAAGTCTGGTGCCTCGATTCAAGACTACATTAAAACTCTTCCTAAGAACGATGAGTTTCGAGATACCTTCCTTAAGTCGAAGGATAACCAAGGTACTGGTGCCCCTACTAACAAGACAACTGCTAAAGATAAAGCTCCCAAGTCTTTCATCGGAATGAGTTCCGAAGAACTACTGGCCTGGGCGGCTAAACAGACTGCTTTGTCTGGTAATTAAGGCGACCAGTCAACACACTATAAGGTACAACAAAAACTATGGCTATTAACCACACTCTTTTTCAGAACGTGGCTCTCGCAATTTCTGCCTACGCTCAAGAGCGCTGGACGCAAGAGCAACGCATTAACTCCACGGGCCTTGTGACTTCCGGTAACGGCATTGACACGACCGGGGAATCCTTCATCGGTCAGCTCCGCTGGTTCAAACCAGTGCAGGGCGTCTTTAACCAGCCCGTAATCGGTACGGCTACTGCTGGGTCCTACTCGACCATGTCGACCTCGATCCTGAACTACATCAAGAACGTTCGTACGCTCGGTGTGCAGGAAGAAAACATTCAATCGATCATCAGCCGCCAAGAAGGTATTCCCTACGTGGCTGGCCAGTTCGCTCAAAACCGCGCTCAGGACGAACACGCTGCTGTTCTGTCTACGCTCAAGGGTGTTGCTGCGTACGAGAAGTCGATTGCTAGTGGTGGTGGTATCACTACGTTCACCTCGGTGCCCTCGGCTACTGTTGGTGCCTTCGTAGACCTTAACGCTGCTGGCGAATTCGGTGCTGTTGTGGCGTCTGCTCCCACGGCTCGCAAACTGATCGATAGCTCGGTCAAGGGTGCTGACCGCGGTGCTCGCCTGTTCCGCGCCATGGGTATGTTCTGGAAAGACTACGAACCGGACTACCTGTACATGATTACGTCCCCCGCCGTGCTCGCCGACCTGCGTGAAGCCAACCTTATCGACCTGGACAAAATCCGTGACGGTAACCTGGACTTCCAAACGATCTTCAACGGCAAGTTCCGTCTTGTTGTGTCGCGCGCAGACCAAGGTGACAACTCCGGTGGTAACGTCAACACCTACTCCACCAAGACGACCTTCCTGGTCCAACCGGGTGCTATCTCGTTCAATGAAGTTGCGGTTCCGACTCCGACTGAAATTCAACGTGATGCTCGCTCGTATGGTGGTGGTGGTACGACTGAACTGTGGTACCGTTATGGCTTCGTCTCTCACCCGATGGGCTACAACTGGGCAGGTGCATCGAACGCCTTCGCAACGAACGCTCTCCTGGGCACCGCTGCTTCGTGGACGCGTGTTGTTGACCCGCTGAACCTCAAAATTCTCCCCATCTTCCACGGCTAATGAGGTTCATTGATGACGCTAACTCTTTTTACAAATACTTTCTTGGTTGACGCCACCCCCTGGATCGGCACTGACCCTGAATGGATCGCTGCAACTGTAGCTGAACAAGAGCAGGCGTTGATCAATGCGACGAGAGTCCTCGACGACACGACTTGGCTTGGGTACGCGGTTTCGCCTACTCAAGTCTTGTCCTGGCCTCGTGCCTCTTTTACCTACTATGATTCAAGTCTAGCCCTGCTTGTAACCACCGACAGCCTGACAGTTCCTACCAGACTCTCCAAGGCTACCGCCTTTCTCGCACTTCACTATCTTCGTTATCCTAGCGCTATTCAAGGCTATGACGCGAACTATGACGAGTTGACTGTCGGTCCAATTACACTGAAAAACACTAATGCTACAAGCGACCCTGGCCGTGTCCCTCTGATACCCAGGCAAGTTTCTAATCTTATTGCACCCCTCACAACCAACTCCTCAGAGCTACTCTGGTGGAGGGCTAACTGATGAGTCTTAGCACTACGATTGAAGCAGCAGTAGAAACAGTATTCAAGCAGCTAGACAACCTCGCTGTGGAAGTAACTCTTGTAAACTCTAGCTCTAACGCCTTTAACTTTGCTCTTGGTGAACCTGTTGTCCAGGAAACCACTGTGAACACCAAGGCGTTAGTCCTTGAGACCAAGTTAGAAACTGGTAAATCTTTTTACCAAAAGCTCCTACTTAGAAAAGCTATCTTTGAAACTTCCTTGTATGACTCGATTATTGTGAACTCTGTTACCTACAGAGTAAAGTGTATTGAGGTCTACGAGGGGGCTGTTATCCTGGAAGTGCAAGGTGAGTAATGTATGGTGACATTATTACTTACGTCTACAACCTGGTCAACAGTCTGCAACTACAACAGTCAATCTATCCTGAAGACTTTGTAGGTAAAAAATCAGAGGCCCCTTTTCTAAAGGTGTCAATTCTTCTACCAAGGAAGCAATTGATTGACTACACCCATAACCAAGAAATTCGAGGTATGGTTGTTTTCCAAATCTATACAAAGTCCGGACAAGGACAAGTGCCAGCAGCAACCATTGCAGATAAGTTGGACCAAACCTTCCAGAGTAAGACACTAGGCGCTCTACAATTCACAGCAAGCTCGTTGAATTATATGGGACTAGACGCTTCAGACAACTCTTTGTCGAGAACTGATTACTCAATTCCCTTCATTTTCTTCGGAGTATAAAATGGCTCATATTACTGCAATTACCGCAGCTTATCACTCTGTGATGAGCGTTGCTCGAACCGCTGTTCCTGGCGGTACGCTCACTTCTACTGTTCTTCAAGGTCTCTTTACGGGTCTGACGACTAACACCTACCTTTCCTTTGACAACGTTCGTGACTTCCCAACCCTGGGCTCGACCGCTAACATTGTCAAGGTTCCTGTTTACGGCTCTAGCCGCACCTACTCGATTGGTGCTCAGGGCGACGCTCCTGACTACTCGGTCAAGGTCAACTTTGTTCCCACGAACTGGGTTGCCACGGGTGTTAGCTTCATGGGCGCTGGTACGGGTAACTTTGGTGACGCTGTTAGTGACAACGTTTCCAAGGTGTTCCAGTTCACCATGATGAACCAAAAACCCACCAACTATAACATGGTTGCAGGTGGTATTGGTACTGTGTTGAACACCCAGTTCTATTTTATCGGTCGTATCGAATCCTACCAAGTTACGCCCGCTCGCGATGACGCTGTGACTGCTGACGTTCAGTTGTCTGTTCAGTCGGAACTGCTCGGGCCGTTTACGATCTAACATGGGTAACCTAAACTCTATTCAATCAACTCAGTACGCCGTACTGTTGGTGTCTAGGCAATCAGTTCCCGCCGTCCTTAGTGCAGCAAATTGCAGAGCAGCCTTTGCTACTGCAGCTGACTTTGTCAGTATTGATAACGTTCGTGACATGCCCACTCTCGGTAGTCAAGACAATATTATCAAGGTAGCCCAATACAATAGCAAGTCCACTATTCAGGCAAACGTTCAAGGTGATCTTGAAGCTGTTGACGTGGTGGTTAACTATGACCCTAGCCTCTGGCTGGTTAATGGTAACTCCTTTGCTACTACGGGTACGCTAATGGACGCAGTTAATGACGGTACTTCTAAGCTGTTCATGGTAGCCATGTTGAGTGGTTTGCCTCCGGCTTATGTTACTTCAGCCTCAGTCCCCAACATCGGTGGTACTCTCACCAACATTGTAAAGAATACTCAGTTCTACTTTGTTGGTCGCCTTGAGGCCATTACCTACACTCCCATGAGAGACGACGTTGTCACCGCTACGATCAATCTTAGCGTTCAATCGGACCTCATTGGACCCACTAGCACCAACCCCGGTGTTTAATAGTTTCCCCCAGTTCGCTGGGGGCAACCCCTCATACAAGGTCATCATGAAACCTAAACCCTTTTCCAACCAGTATGTCATTGCTGAAACCTTGAAGCACATGCTTGCAAGTGTTGAAATTTCCATTGCCAAAACAATTGCGCGTCTACCCGAAGCTAGTGATCAACCCTCACTGGGGGCAGAAATTCTGCTGACTCTTAGTAACCTTCACAAAT